AAGCCGTGAGCAATACATGACTTTCCGATATAGGGCATCTGGTATGCCTAATGCCTTGTATTATCCCTCTCTAAAGGGTCTATTGCTTAGAAACGCTAATGAAAGCAGTAGTCAAATTACTAGCAATGCAAACAAAGCATTGCCGTTTGAAAGAATATATGCTTTCCAATGGCTTCAACAGTATGGTTACAATGCCCTCAATGCAGGTGGGCATGGCACTAATTGGGGAGAAAGGGCAGCAAGTGCAGTATTGATGGGGCATAGTGGTATTCGTGAACCACATGGCACTCTTGAACTTCCTATGCAATTTGGCTCAAGGCGTATGTCTAGGGGTGAAGGTATCGGAGATGGTTTGAATCCTAGAAAAACCATTGAAACCACTACCATGGAAACTGAACATACAGGCTCTAGACCCATGACCGTAATCACCACCGTAACAGATCCTATGGTCGCAATAGACATTAGCAGAAGGCTACCTGTAAGAGCATGGGGTATGAGGGGCGCAAGTGATGCTTTGAATATGCTCGCTGGCGACCCTGCACAGTTGTCTGCAATCAACACTTCACAACAAGCCATTACTCGCTCTGCCCGATTTGATGGTGGTAAGCATGATACCATGAATGATATGCCGACTATCAACGATGGTGAAGATTGGAATTGGCCTAGATCATACACAGGTGTCGAAAGAACCACACCTATTGGTATGGTATTGAGTGGACATACGGCAGAATCACTCAATGAAGAAGGATTCCTTAGATTATCCAACGACCCTTGGGAAAAAGGAGAAGAAAACGCAGGTATGGGCAGAGTATTGGGTGAAGATAACTTTGGGTTAGTATCACACAAAGCAATGCCAGCAGGTGTTATTGATTCTGTAAGGACAGAATATACCACTTTAACAGGAACGAGTGCTAAATATCTCCAAGCAAAGACCCTAAACAAAGGTTCAGATCCAATTGTGGACTTGAATCACCATACAGGTGAGTTGGCTAAAGCAGCAGGTTCTGTGGATGCCTTAACACAAACCCAAGCATTTGAATCAACATCCACTAACTTCATTCATCAGAAAGGTAACAACCTGCATCTAAACGCTCATCCTGTGGATTACCACACTTCTGTAACTGTGGGGTCATCCACAAATACAGATTTGATTCACGATGATTTCCAACATCACTTCCCTGCTCATGGTTGGGGTAGAGAAAAGAATATGAAAGACACAACCCAAGCGGAAAGAGGCGTAACACCTATTCCATTAAGTGAAATCGCAGATCATAGACAGGTTCAATCCGATATGTCGCCAAGATTGGGTGTTATCACAGAAACACATTCAAACAAGCAAACAGATTATATCGTAACAAGCACGAAGGCTGTATCGCTACATAGCGATTTGGCAGTTGGGCAACAATTCCCTGTTATGCCGTCTTGGGTAGTGGATACACAAAGGACAAAGGCGGGATACTCTCAAAATGATGGCTCACCACTAACCCTAAATTATGCTGCTAGTGGAACACATAAACAACCTTACGGCAAAGCGATAAATCCAAACCAAGATGCAACAGGTAAGCCAAATTGGTGTATCAACCCACTTACAAACAATGGTGCATTGCTCAATAGCGATTCCACTCGTATGATTCATGGCACATCCACATCTCCTGTGCGAGATCATTGGGCTGTTCGTGGTTCTGGTGATTTACCAGCATGGGGTGGTGTATTCATCCTCCGTAAAACATATCTCAATCGAGAGGAAAATGATAACAAAATCCAAAGCACAGTTGGAACTTGGTTGGGTCATCCTCAACACGCCCAACCCATTAGGAAATCCATTGATTACATTGTGAGGATGGTGCGCCCTCTCAAGGTGTTTGGTTATACATCAGAATGGAATGGTAACGATGGGTGGTTGTTAGGCCCAATGAATGCACTTACTCAATCAGGTTTAACACAACAACCCTTTACTCGTGATAATCGCTATGGGATGTTTGAGTTAAACGAATCAAGGATGGCGGGAACAATCAAAGCAATTGGTTCGGCATATGATAAAGCACCAGAAATTGAGTGGCCTGATGCAAACGATCACGATGTAGTATGGCATTTGATACCATCTGCAAATATGCTTCAACACTTCAAATCCGATGCGTCTAGAAAAGACCACGAAGGTAAGATTCACGCAGACATTGATGCTAGATATTCGCAAAGCACCCATCCGGGTGGCAAAGTCAAAGTATCGCAAAGTGAAACAAATTACACATTTGATAATAATGCGGTATTGCATCCATATCCATTGAGAGATAGAGATAGTGTTGCTGTTAAAGATCAAACATCTCACGCTATGACGGTCTTAGGGCCACAGGCAACAATCAAAGTGGATGCAAAGCAGTTGAATGGTGGGTATCTAGAAGTTGATGATGCGTCAGGATTCCCACCATCTGGAACATTGATTATCATTGGTAAATCAGGGCAATTCAAATACATATCAAGGACAAACACTAGATTCAATCTTGATTATGAGGTAACTCCCCCTCATGCTTCTATCCCTGCAACGGGAGATTGCATGATAGACAATTGCCATGGGGAAATTGTGAGATACGGCACAAACCTTGGAACAGGGATATCGAACTACTACAACAATTCTGGATATCCCACTTTAGCAGCAGGTTCAACCGCAGTTGTGCGTATGACCCCTGCCTTCTCAACCGCATGGATTTACTATGACGGTATTCACAGTCAAGCAGGTCTGTTACCCGCATATGAAGCGTTTGAGATCGGAGAAACAATACATTGTGCGAATGGGGTAGTTGGTGTAATACAATCAATGAATCGTGTTGTTGGCACTTATTCCACAGATGTTACCTTTACAACCAATATCCTTGTGGATATTCCTAACGATACTGTTCTAAGAGGAACGAAAACGAATTGGCTATCAACATACGAGCATATTCTCCCTGTTTCACAGGCATTGGTCGTAGCCCCATCTTTGGTGGATAATGCGGTAACTATCGCTTCTTACCATACAGACAAATGGGATGGTAGTGATGTTACAGATACCATAGATTACCGAACAAACATACAATATCGAGGATTGGGGCATTACGAACCTAGTGATTTCACATTCCTTACTCCCCAGAGATTTGTGCTGAAAGACGCAGATAAATTGGGTCAATTACAATATGTGCAAAAACCCGGAACGGGTGGCCTAAGCAGCGTTTATGTTGATGGAGTCATTCTTTCACCCACTAAATCACCACCATATCTAATTGATGGTGATAATCAAAGATGGAGGATTGCAAATGTGGTTGCTCATGCCAACCAAGGAGTGGCATCCACATATTATCTTCAATTCCGTAACTTGAAAGGGGATTCTTTGAAGAAATCTGGCTTAAAAATTAGAGAAGATAGTGAAGAATATGTCCGATTAGGGCATTTCATGGCTATCGGTGTAAGAAGCACCGATGCTTCATTGATGATATTGAATGATATTGACCAGACCTTATCTGGTGCTGATTTGATAGATTACGAGATCATCAACGAGCAACAAACCTTGGAAACAGATTTGGCAGCGAACAACATTTACGATGTTGCTAGCGTAATGTCTGGCATATCTAGGAGAACATCATTGAGTTCTTTGTTGGGCGCACACCCTATGCTTGCCTCATCATTACAACATAGCAATATCTTCGTTAATCGAAAATCCAAAGGATTGTTTGTAATGGATGTGTTGAGAAACCTTTCACAGATGGATGGTTATCAGTTAATCGTCACAAAAGGTGGAACATTGCTTTACACTAAAGAAGCATTCTTCAACAAGGATAGAAGAATTGGATCTAGTAGTGGCCCACAGTTGATTGAAAAGAGTGCCATGATGGAAATGGCAAACCACATCATTATCACAGGTGAAAGCATAGCAGAGAATGAAACTGTGTTAGCAGAAGTCAAGGATAATGAAAAAATCAAGGAGATGGGTGGCAAGGGTGGAGATGGTTTGGTTAGAACCCTTCAACAAGCCATACCGGGCTTGAGAGATAAGAATCTAGGGATAAGGCTCGCTAAGGCGTTTATGCGTAGGACAGAGCAAGGTGCTGCCATTCTCAAGGTGCAAGGTTTAGTCAAAGTCCAAGATATTGAACCCGGTGAGATAGTAAATGTGGATTTCACCATGGAAAGAATCAAGGGTGATTTCGCTGTCTTTGAAGTATCACACAATTACAATACAGGATTGACGGATCTTGTAATAGGACAATATGAGAAAGGTATCGAAGGGCTAATTGCAGATATACAAGCCTCAACAGGATCTACTACGGAAGAAGATTCCACTAGAACAAAGGAATTGACTGAAATGGCATTAACTGCGCCTATCAGGGTTCTTGCCTCTGCTCGTATTATGACTAGAATTAACAATAATACCAAGTTCAACATTGGTGGTCATTGGGTCAATAAAACAGGTGAGCCAATCAAGTATCCTTTGGGTAATCTCGGCATCACAGGTGGCAGGTCTGGTGTTCTCAAGAATGGGGCTATTGCAGCCACATCTACTACATCCCTTGTGGTTGATGGTGTGGATGCTAGGTTGAGATTTAGCGCAGGTGATATTGTAGAGGTTCGTAATGTCGCTACTACAAGCAATACTAACCCATTGACCACAAATTACGATCAATGGCAATATGTTGGAACGGTGTCTGCCGTTCCTTCTGCTACGGCTATCACGCTCTCTGCTAATAACGCAGTATTGATAGCAGATAACGCTGAATTAAGGGTTATCCATAATAGGGCGAAAACTATCGGACATTCAAAGTCCGTGTTCTATGGGGTGAAATGATATGCCGGTATTAGATGGGATAAAAGCAGAATTGGCTCAACATTTGCAGACACTTGTAACTAGGATGAGCCTTGGCACAACAGGTGGTTCATCATCAAGCAGGGATGGTGGTGTTGGAAATGTAGCATTTACAGTCACCCCAACAGTCCAGAGGATAGATGATAGAACAATTTCCATTAGTGGAACATTTGATACATCACTTATCTCTGCCAAAGATATCAAAGAGGTATCCGTTCACGGTGCTTCTCCTATTGATAACCCTGCTTACAGGACTTCTTTTCATCCTATATCCAAAAACGCTACAAACGAGATTCGGGTGGATGTTGTAATGGAGGTTAGGTGATATGGGAACGACAGGTCTTACGGAAGGCCACGAAAAAACAGGAACAGGTGCTACATGGCAATCTGATGGGTTGAGGGATACTGATGTATTAGCATCAGCAACCCTTACCAATTTTGTTGAAAGAGGGTTATACAATGGGGTAATACCCATTACTTTGACTGATTATTCGCTCGATTCGGGTGGAACAGACAGAAACAACCCCATAGCAGGTAACTGTTGTGTTCGACCAGATGGTGGAGATCCAAAAGGATTCTTTGTAGATGTTGGAACAGTATGTTTAGACGGAATGTTTTACACAGTAGGCTCTGCTTCTGCTAAAGATGTGGATACTGCTTCGTTATACAATGCTAGATTCAATGCGGGGTGGACAGCAGCCTCATTACCAAATGCTGCTAATGAAGAGTGTTGGGTGCTAGTAATTGTTGATCCAGAACTCACAGGCACGAATAATATCGGTCTGGTTTGTGGTCAAAAGGTGGATACTTCAACAGGTTTGTATCCTCAAATGCCTTCATCTCATCTTGTAAAGCAATCTTTGGTGCTAGGTGCAATGAGAATTACCAATGGCCCTGTGGTGGCTGCAATCGAAGATAAGAGGACATTCATTCGTGGTGGCCCTTTACCCCTTACAAAAATGAAAGATGCGTCAGGTGCAGGGGTAGATCCATCAAATAGCCTCATCACCACACCAGCCATAAGTGCAGGTAGCCTTCCAATTACAGGTCTAGGTCATCTATACACTCGTGACCCCGCAGGGCATAGCCCACCTGTTGTTGCAGCAACAGCAACACAAGCGCATGGTAATGGACACAACCATTTGTTTTACCAATCAGATCAAGCCATTGGTGCTGCACCCGGTGGTGCGTATCAATTGACCCCTGTTCATAGGCAACATATGCAGAAAACGAATTATACGGGGCCGGGGCCTATTGATATCACATTTACACCCTTGTATAGCGAGATTGATCCACCCGGTGGCCCATTCCATCTTATGCAAGTCACATGGTTTAGTGCAGCAGGGGATCAAAGTGTGGTTCTAACAGAAGGAACGCACTACACCATATCAGGTAAAGTAATGACTATGTTGGATTTGGCTACTACTGCCACAAACCCACACACGAGCGCAGGTATTACACCCAACGGATTCCTCCAAATACATCTCACCCATTCGGGGTTCTGATATGGATAAGAAATACAGAGATAAGGTCGAACAGATCTGTCCAAGTTGTGATACGGCTGTCCTTGCAGTTCGCATAAATGGCTTTTATTCTGGCTCAAGAGAAAGGATATTTTTATGGGAATGTCCTGTATGCGCTCATATATGGCGCAAAGCAAGGCCGAAGTTGAAAAGCGAGCAATCGCTCAAGGCTGGTCTATTGTTAAGCGCAGAATAACCACTTACCCGACTTGTGCTAACACCTATTGTATAGCAAGGGTTGAGAATGAGGGTGATTACTGCCCTCATCACGCCAATGAAGGTGTAACAAAAGGAGAGTTTAGAGGATATTCAAAAAATAATCTTGCAGGTCGTGCCGAAAGACAGGCAAAACGCAGGGCTTGGGGCGTTTCACGCAGAAACAAAAATAAGCGCACAGCCAACCGCTACAAGCGTTCCAAGGTTCGTGGAAGCGGATCTGGTGCAAGACCGAGAATGAGGCGACAATTGGGGGCAGGTGGAAAACGACCTATGAGCAAGAGATGATGAGCGACATACTTTCCACTTTAGCCATTTCAGCACTCATTGTTTTTGTGTGCTTTATCACAACCACCCTGTTCCTTTACATTTATGCTTCTCGATTAGATTTTGATTTTGAAATACCTGCATCCGAATTAACCGCAGATGAGGAAATGGCGTTGATGATGGATGCTCGTGAAGGTGGCCTATCCCGCCATTGGAATTGGGATTAAAACAATCTTCCCGGTGGTGTTTCACCACGCTTTGCTCGCTCAACCGCTAGAATAGTATCAAGCCCTAATCCATAAGGGATTAGTGATCTCATGTGATACTTCGGTATCCTCAAACCTTGTGGTGTAGTCCAATCCTCAACGGCCTGAACTCCTGTCTTAGCCCCTCTCGGTGCTTTAGCATGGAAAATACCACCATGCTCACCGACTTTCGTATGTGGCCTTGGTGTCCAAATATCCGAAGCGTTTGTCCACAGATCTGTCGGCTTCCTAGAAGGCAATGCAGGGTGTCCGGGGATATCGTGCCTTTCTAGCCCCAATGCTTCTGCGAATGGGCCAGAATAAGACGAGTGGGTGACGGATGGTAATGGGGGTTGATTTGGTCTGCGCTTCATATTTGGTGGTGCGAAATCACCCGGATAATCTGCTGCAAGAGATTGTGGTGGTTGTGCCAATGTCCTAGCACCTAACTCTGGTTGATATCTCATCATACCTGTTGGGTTTTCTAACCACCAATACATTGGGTCATCCAAATCACGCCCTTCGTGATGAATCCTGTAATCTTGTAAATCATCAATCATTTGTAAAGTGTGATTCATCAAACCACGACCACGGTGTGCTTGAGGGTTGCCCGGTGTAGGGCCGACTCCGGGGCGCATGAAGTATCTGGCATCTCCCCTGCTACGGGCAAGATTGAATTGTTCCTTCTTTTCCTTTTCACCAGCCCAATCTTCCCACCCTTGATGACGAGCAGCCTGTGAGAATCCTTCACACGGTGGAGAGGCATAGAATACATCTGGTGTCTTACCACCAAATTGTCGAATTACATCTTCTGCTGTGTAATGAAGAATGTTACCGGGCAATTCGGGCATATAGCCGAGATCGGTATCTTGCCATCCTCCCTCTGGATTACCTGCATACATTATTTCGTTACGAACTACATTGTGTCCTCTATCCCTTGCTGCTTGCGCCCAACCCGCATGAATATCTGGGTTTCCTCCCGCACCTGCGTATGTTTCCATTACATTGAGGCGAGCGATACGGTCATCGAGTGAAAGGTCATGCTCATACTTCAAGAGGCTAAACCCTCTATCTAATGCCTTGGTATGACCCCACATTAACAATGCGATATCATACGATCATTTAGTGGTTTTGTAAAAGGCGACACTCTGACGCTCGCTTAACAGGACTCAAAGTAGTGCCAGAGTATAACTCATCCTGTCCGACCATTTCACGAAATCCACCCACCACCCCGTAGGCTGTTGTATGAACTACCACGGTATCGCTATCCATGAGGGATCGCCCGATGTAAGGTGTGAGGGCTAACACTTATGATCGTGTCGGTCAAGCCAAACCTTTGGCTTTCCTTTCTTCTGCTTTGACCTTTAGGTAGCATTTACCACAAAGTTCCATGCCTCTCCTTTCTGGTCGCCCTGCTTTTGTGTTGTAATATGTGATATCACAATTACATCGTCTGCATATTCTTCTAATGTGTGATGCCGATGGCAATCTCTTTCCCTTTTCTTTCATAATGTCTCATCCCTGTATTTGTCTAGATCTGCGTGTCTTACCACATAACCACAATGGTGGCATATCATATGGTGGACACAGCAGTATTTGTCGCAATCTTCTGCGGGGCATGGAACGAACTTCCTTCTTACAAGACCTTGCTTGATTTTCTGACTCTGACTCATTCCTCACTATCCCCCCAATTGGTTGGCACAGAAGGCTTCTTCCCGGTTTTCACATCCAAGAATCGAACTTCACCATCTTTCAGTATTTTGTGGTAAAGGTCATAACAGAGTCGTGCATCCTCCAATGCCCACTTCGCCACTTTCACATACTGTCCTTTGCGCCATGCCATGACTCTCTTCATTTTAGAAATCAATTCAACGGGCAATTTACGACACCTATTCCATCGTGCCAGATCGTTAAGTGTGAATCGCTTTCCTTCATTTTGCAGATAATCTGCACTAACCTGCTTAATCTCTTGAAGTAAATCGAAAGTGTTACCATTGAGTTTATCATGGAGATTGTGACCAATTAGCAAATCCTCGCTATCACTCCATGCTTTATCATCAAATGTCCATATAGGGCAACCGACACTTCTTTCACTCAAGTTGATGTTGGTGAAAACCTCACCGCTTGTGCCATCCCATGTAGCAACCATGACTATTTGCATATCGCTACGATAACCATCTTCAAAGTCGGTATCAAAGACCACCCCAACACCTTTGGTTATCATATCAATTACCCCATGAGAACATAACGAAGTTACGCCATCCACCATTAGCACTACCAGAGCGACTTACAATGGCTTGGCCTCCTTCTTTGAGTGCCTTGAACCTGCGTTGAGCAGTAATGTTTGCAATACATTGTTGCGCTGCATAGTTGGCTAACAAATCTGATTGCTTGACTCTCTCTTTACCGTCACTTTCATCCACGAACTTCTGGCACTTGTTGAATGATTGCATCCATGCTGCTCTCTCGGAGGCAAGACGCTTCTTGTCCTTGAAGTTCTGCTTCTGTTCTAACCAGATGGTTAGATTGTGCATATTATCGAAGATGATTTCACTCGCCATCATCACATGATCTTCTGTAATTGTCTTGGCTTTCATAGTGATTGCAATTAGATTGGCGAATATGATTGTGTAATTCTCAATGTTTGGCACGAAAGTCATAGCCGTTTCACGGATAGATTCACTAGCAATACTGTGAACCAAACCATAGTAGTCATCTACTGCGTTTAGAACGGCTGCCTCATAACCCGGTGATACATCAAAGATATCATACGCATAGCGCATGGCTGCATCCTCCTTAGCACCAGCAGACATAGCATCCCATTGTGTTTGCCGGGAAATAGGAACGGTGATTATCTGCCCCGTCAATTCTCCTTCTTCATCACGCTCTCGCACTTCTTCTAATCCTTCTTCAAGCCCCATGGCATTCCAAAGGCGTTCCTTGACCAAATCAACACATTCATTCATGTATTCAGCAAGATTCTCATAATCCATGATGTGGTCGCCCACTCGCTTATACACACCACTCATCCTGTGTTCACTCACCGTTTGCCTTTGCTCAACGGATACATCGTTCTGGAATAGGAATACACGCTGAAAGAACCCTTTGTCTAACACATGATCCATAATGTCTTTTGGAGGGTATGTGGTCATCCACAGAGAAACACCAGAAGGTGTTCTTACTGAACCACCCACTAAGTGCTTAACCAATACATTCGTTCTGGATCCCAATGGGGCCATAGCCTGTTGAAGATACAGAATCTTATCCGAGAAGTGCGCTTTAGCGTCATTGAGTAGGATAGATGCCTCATCGAATAGAAGCGTCTTGTAGCCGTTTAGAAGCCCTTCAACCACGATGTGGTTGGTTTCACCTGTGGGTCGCCCATTCTCGTCTAACACAGGTTGAGTTTCAACCGTTCCAATAAGACGAGCATCCGAACCTGCCGTAAAGGAATCAGAAGGCACACCTAACTTCTCAAGTAGCCTGTCTGTAAAATCCCATGCAATGGATTTACCTGTTCTGGATTGTTGTATCCAATATACATGGACTCGACAATCAAGGTAAGTGCCGTGAATAGGGATACGGACAAATGGTGCTGCAATTTGACCCATTGCAAAGAAGAAGGAAAGAAGCCCTGCATACTCGTTGAAATAGGATACAGTATTGAATCGCTCAATGTATCCTCTAATGAATGTAGATCCTGCATTCTTTCCATTTACAACCTGATAATCATCCCATTGACGGGTTTGATTAGTCATGCTATTTAAGCCACTATTCATTTCTATTTCCAATCTCGCACCCCCGGATTTCTCTCCACCGTATTATCACACATAAGCGTTTAGGCTCTCGTGAGTTTCACCTTCTCTTTCACCACAGGACTCTCGCTGTTTAGCGCATCCATGATTGCTTTCGCCCGTATCTTTCCGACTCCTTCCACTTTCATCAATTCCTTCAAAGAGGCACTACCGATTTCCATCAATGAGCCGAACCTTTCAAGCAGTTTCTTGGCAATTGCCTCACTACAACCCATTGTTCTAAGGCCATCCACACGCAAATCCTCGCTAGTGGTTCGCCTCATCCTTCTGAAAGTAGTGGCACTACCGATAGTGCCATCCTTAGCACACCGTTTGATTATCCATCGTGCTGCCGCAGATGATGAATCAAAGTGCATGATAGTAAGATCGAAGTCCACATCAAAACGAGCCAATGAGCCTATGAACATGGCTTCAATGCGAGCATACGGTGTTCTGTTACCACGCTTACGCATTTGGCCCACATACTTGTCTATTGTGCCGTGGATAATGAGAATCATTCTCTGGTAATTATCATCCATGTTTTCTAACTGTGATTGTAAATGACCGCTTTGTAGAGATTGAAAGTAATCTTGCATGGTCTTGGCTTCGATGCCGATTTGACCATAGCAGTAATCTGTGATTAGGTTCTGCTTAACCTCCCATTTGATGCCTTCTTTGTCTGCGTGACGCTTCACAAGAGCCTCAAGCCCGGAACGCTCACGGTTATCAACGAATAGAATCTTTTCACTCATCCTTCTTCTCCCCCTGTGCTACTATCAATTCCTCAAGTTTGGCTCTGTTGAGCAGATCACACACGAGCATAGCCCATTCTGGTGATTGCGTTAAAGCAACCGTCTGTCGCTTCTGGCACACTTCAATGGCATCAGGAACATCTTGACTCACACGAAAACCCCATTCGGGTTCTTCGTATCCAAAATCCTCCCATGTGAACTCATTCTTCATGGCGTTAATTTCTTCAAATTGTTCTTCTGCATCAGTAATCTTCTGACCCAATGCAGCCATCTTCTCTGCCCTAATCTTCTCTAACTCATCACTCATTTATCTTCACCTTCTTTCGTGTTTCAATAGCCCTGCATACACCACATAGGGTCTTACCATTGGGAAAGCCTTTGCTAACCCGCTTACATCTTGGATTCTTACATTCCCACATTACTCTTCTTCCTCCTTTGGTTTGCCACAATTAGGCAATCGGCAAAACCGAAATCCAGATCTAGTGCGGTTGGTGCATCCTCTCTTGTGGCATAAATTGATTAAGAATCGCATTCTTCATCACCGAACCCTAACTTCACCAATACAAGGGCATGATAGCCCATCAAATCTTTATGCAATTCGACACGATCTTCGTGGTCAAAATTACCTCTTTCCAGACGACTTAATTTGTCGTCAATTCTCACCATCAATTGCTCATAATCATCAGCCTTACTGAACAATCTAAGAGGGTTCAAAACAGAGTTTCCATAGGAAGCATTCTTCATCAAAAGGAAGTTGCACATCCTCCCCATCACCTTGACGATTTTGGATTTTGCAATTGCAATTTCATTTTCCTCATTCTCTAATTTTTCAATTGAAGAATTGATTTTTCCAATTGGTTTATTCTTCTTTCCTTTGCTCATTTCATATTCCTCCAGATCCATCATACATTGGACAGCGACCAAGGCAATAGCCTCTCTCGTAAAGAGTCCGACAAGACGGACTCATGTAGTGCCGATTTACGGCATGGTGAACTTGCGTTTTGGTGGTTTCGTGGTCAAAGTCAGACCACTCCAAATCGGTAATGAATGTGATAATTTGTTTCTCGATACTACTGTTAGAAACATTGGATGAAGTTGGTGGTCTAGCAAACGAGCGAAGCCTGTCTTGAAGATACATTGTGAGATATATCCGGGCTTCATGTGGAGGGTTGCCACCCTTTTGGCAAGCAGCATCTGCTAAACAAGGCAGAACGGAGATTGATCCAACCTTCTCCATCTTCAAATCAACAGGCTCTGCGTCAAAGGGTTGTGATGAATCTCTCTTAGTAACCTCCATTGTAAGCCCGGTAGTGCCATAGACATTCATTCCTCCATGCGGAGTAGCGGCTCGCTTCAACATATTGTTCCAACCATCAACCAAATCCTCTGTCTTTAGTGGCATACCCCACACACCACGCTTGAAGTTGAATGTGTTAGGAATGCGTATGTGGCGGTCTGGTCGGAATGATACAACGGGATCTAGAGTGGATAACTCCCACTTTTTGACCCATCCATCAATCATCCTTCTACCCGCCACCAATATGTCGGACATTTCCGACCCCTCTGGATAGTATGTTCGGTCAAGATTGACCCAAATGTGGACACCACCACCTGTAAAGAACATGGCGTGTTTCCAATCGTTGGAGAGTAAATGCTGATGAATCATATTGACTTCATGGAGGGTTCTTTCACCCGCTTCTTCGACTGTGCGGTTCGTCATAGCCCTCTCATAATCCAAATCAATTACGAAGTGTGGAATGATCGCTGTGCTATACTCCCCTCTGTGACCACTCGGTTTCAATTCCCTGAAACCATAGACAGTAGTAGTAAGGTTGTCGCCCCCATTAGTGGCTTGGACATACTGTTGTAATTCCTCCATCGAATGAACTACCTTGCGCTTACGCATATCCACTTCTCTTGGAAAGTGTCTAAACATATGCGCCATCTTATCATCACCACAATGTTTTCTGCTTAGTCGTCTTTGAAGCAGGTCTGTCCTCTATATCATCCACCACAAAAGACACCTGTTGGATACGCTCTCCAATCCACTTCATTACGGGAACAGCCATACTGTTACCGAGTGCCTTGTATCGGTGTGTCTTAGGGCAATCCTCTGCACTCTTACCCTTGAATGGTATTCGTGTGTAGTTGTCTGGGAATCCTTGCAATCGCTCACACTCAATAGGGGTTAATCTGCGAACTACATGACTAGCCACTACTGCGTTACCACCACGATAACCCTCTGGGCTTGGTGGGAAAGTAGTGAGAGTTGATGCCTTATCTATCTCTTGAGATCCAGAATTGGGATTGCCTGATTTGATTGAATTGCTACTTTGAGAATCTATGTTGAATACTGATTGGCGAACCGCCGGGTATCCTTGACCTGCTTGACCCCCACCACTTGTGAGGCTCATGTGCTTTTCATCGGTTTCCCATGCTTCACCGTTACCTTTGGTTACTACACCTGCGCTTGTAGTAATGAGTGAATGTGCGCCTTTGTGTTCATTGGCTGGTAAAGTGCCAAGGGTATCCTCATTCTGTTCAAAGACACCATGACCACCTTTGGTGAATGTTTCTGTGATGATGGTTTCAGAGCCACCACCAAGGACACCACCAGATGCTTTCAATACCGCACCTATGTCTGAATCCTCAAATGTGCCAAACGAGCCTTCTGCACTACCCTGTCGGACACCAATTACCTGCCTCTCAATACCTGCTCGCATACCTGCCCCTGTGCCATATGAAGCGTCAAGAGTTGGTGCTGGATCGTGCATAGGTGCTTGCTGATTTATCGCAATGCCACCTTCGACAGTCAATGGGTCTGTGCTTTCCTCCGATGGGCGTGTTGATCTGATATTCTTCCAATCAAATGCTATCGGCTCTTGAACTACCAATGCTTCATCTTCAACGGTTTGTTGCCCTGTGCGTGAATAAGGTGGCCCAGAAGCCGTCATTGCTGGCCCCACATCGGCACAATGAATGATACCTTTCTCATTCTCGTGTTTGACTAGAGGAACATTACCTCCGCCTGTGCCAAATCTTGCCCTTACAGTAGGACTAACATCCCCTGCTTCTGTGATTCTAGCATCACTAGCATGGTTTTCATACATCACTCCTGATGCTTCTTCGCTTGTTCCTTTAGAGCCGTGTCCAGCAAAGAGGGAAGCGTTTTTCCCCGCCTCTTTGCTCTGCTTAGAATCCCCGAACAGGCTCGTGGACTCAAATAATACTGCTGCGGGACTTCGCCAATCTCCATCAATATGTCCGACAACGAACACCCTTCGTCTGCGCTGTGGGACTCCGAAGTTTTGAGCGTCAAGAACTCTGTATGCGAACCCATACCCGCATTCTGCCACTTCCCCAAGGAAGGTCGCAAAATCTTGTCCTCCCCCAGACGACAGTAATCCCGGGACATTTTCATAGATGAACCACCTTGGTCGAACATCCCGAATAATTTGGAGGAACTTGAGGGCCAAGTTACCACGAGGGTCATCCATTCCAAGTCGCTGTCCGGCCACGGAGAAAGATTGGCAAGGGCTTCCTCCGACAATAAGATCACATTTTCCTTTGTATTGTTTCCATTCATGTTTCATCACATCTCCCACATTTTCAATTTGTGGATAATGATAGTTGAGAACCGCAGATGGGAACTCATCGAAATCGGCAAACACAACGGGATCCCAACCCAAATCATGCCAACCAACAGTAGCAGCCTCAATTCCGCTAAACAGGCTAATGTATCTCATATTTCCGCCTCCGCATATCTAGGGCAGAACTCTTTGACCGCACACCATGGGTCGCAAATACGGAATTGTGCGCCCGGTGGAAGGAGAGCGAAAGCAGAGCCATCCCCATCTCCTTTGTATTTCCTGTGTGAACGAACACAGGCTTGCATTTGTGCAATCATTGCTTGAATCTCTTGAACACGGACAGGCTCAACATAGCGGAATATCTCATCCCCGCCTGTATGATCCCAACCCCAATGGGTAATCCTCAATGAAGGGTCGGTCTTATTCATCAGCCAGACATAGAACGCCATTTCCTTACGCATGGTTTCCTCTTTCATCTTGCTGACTTTACCGTTCTTGAGCCACTTTCCTGTTTTCAATTCGTGAATGTGAAGTGACCCATCAGGGTTAGTAAATACCCTATCAATGAATCCGTTAAAGTGTATCTTTTGTGGTATGCCATCCACTTCTATCTCGTGAACTAAATCCACTTCTAACTCGTTACCTGTGGGTAAGAAGTAATCTGGGTCGCTTGCGTTGAAACGCTGAACTTCTGCCTCACACAATTTGTCTATGTGCAAGTCCTCATCCAATAGAAAGTGTTCTTGCTGCGAGCGAATCTCATGTGGCTTACCAAAGCAATCTCTGAAATAAGAATAGAGATCATCAACCTCTTGTGCCTTCTCAATGTCCACACGCTGATAGAACATCTCTAGAGAGTCGTGAACATTCGTTCCACGAATCATATTGTCGTTCTGTGGCTCTTTCATACCAATAGCCCTCTTGATGAAGTATTGTTGTTGGCAGAAGCCATAGTCGGACATTACAGAGGATTTACTCATCCTCAATAGAATGTTATCCGCCATACCTGAATGATGGTCATAGCAAGAGAATAGGCCGTCATGCCCCGGTATGGGGTAAGCCTTCGGTGGTTTGTGAACAATCACTCCCATGCCCCCCATTTCTCAAGTGAAGTTTGACCTGCATCTTCAACAGGTAGAGTAGTTTGAATCGGCTCTTTCTTTGGTGGTGTTGTATCATCGAATCGCTTCAATGCTACTACATTGCTTGAGTGTGGATCTCGGATAGTGTGCCTTCTTCTTCTGAATAATTTTCTCAACCATCTAAACATCATATCACCCTAAAATAACGGCTTCGCTCTCGCCCCAGAAGCATCGGGTTGTTCCCAACCCATAGCATCGTAAATGAGCGCAACAGGGGCTATGATTTGCTTGGCTATTACTGTTGTCCAATCAACGCTCAAAGATTCCCGTTCCTCATCTGTCTTGAATGCCTCCATACCTTTCGTGGTGTAAATGTGAGGAACGCCCTCACCCGCCACGAACTTGTTTGGATTCTTTTGATTATAACGCTTGGCTGCACCTTGAAATCCTCCTTGGTTGCCGTATGATTCTGGGTTCTTGCCCAACCTTGAGCGCATTACAATTAGCCTCTTATCCAAATTGCCATTTCTGGCTTTTGTGATAGCACCAAAGACAATATCATCTATTTCCTTTCTAGTTGCATTATCTCGGCAGAGAGCAATGAATGCTTGCTCTTGAACTTGCTTTGTGATCTTGGCTACATTACTTTTCTTCAATTCAAATCCTGTGCAATGCAATCCTTCTTTCGGCCAGATAGTCCACCCAAAGTTACGATTCTTCTTATCATCGTGGGCTACCCAATACTTCATCAATTTCTCATATTCGACCACATACCTGTCGCCAGAGAACTCGTCTTGAATGCGCTTAGTCAATTCCTTAGCAATAGCCTCTCCATCGGCATCACCGATACCAATGTATGCGCTATCCGTATGACCTGCTAACGGGTCATATCCCATTTCACCACAAATCTCCATTAGTCGTGATGTAAGGCTACGCCCCATGAATGTAATAGTGGATGCAACATCTCTGTCTGCTTCACCATGACCCTCTGTTCCCATCAGGCCATAGCAAGACGCTGCTGCTCTCTTATACGCTAACTGCAAAGCATTGAATCCCGCATACTCATTACTACCGGGCTTATGCTTCTTCATCTGTGCCTTTGCCTTGTTACGGGCATCTGCTAGATCCATTTGTAGTTGAGGCAATACACCTGTTTTACCTTGATACCAGAATGTTCCATTAGGTAATTCCTTGATTGCTGGCCCCGGCCCATTGCGCTTAGTTTCTCGACTGATGTTCTCATTCCTCTGTATTTCAGCATACATAGCACGATAATCGAATACACCAACATTAGCGTGTCTGCCACCTTTGGGCTTAGAAACGAAGCCACCCGGATAGCCCTCCTTGAGAGCATTGTAGTTGGTTGTTGGTGCTTTGAACTTATCACGCCTTCGTAGTTGCCCACGAGCGAACTTACTAACTGTAAAAACGGACTTGAATGATACACCACAAACCTCCTGTAATGCCGAGAAGAACCGACCAACATGGTATGCTCGGTCTAACCTGTCGGTTAGCAGCACATCTCCACGATGGTATTCAAGGAACTTATCGAAATGATTCATCCATAGATCGTGATGGTTATCGCACTTACCTTCTAACTCTGGGTCATTCTCAAAGTCCACTTTCCACCATTCTGGATTGTCGGGGAATGCCTCTTGAGCGACAGAGCCTAATCTCCTATCTCCCAATTGACCATTACCACTATCTCTCCATACTCTCTCAAAGCCGTGATTCCTGTCTGCAAGGTCAAGGGTAAAACGCCCCAATACGACCTGTGTGCCTTCGTTATACACACCAGAGCGTGGTAGATGCTTCATGGGAGGGGTCATACCAGATTGGCGGTTAGGGATGGCTGATAACCAATCTAAGTCCAATCCATGAAACCTGTATCGTTTGTATATCATCGGCCAATCAGCACGATTACCTGACCATGTAGTAATAATGTCTGGATCTAAGTCCTTGAAGTAATCAGCAAAATGGATGAGCATATCCTTTTCATTATCAAAGATAAACGAATACATTGTTGTTGAAAAGGCTGTTACCCTAATGTCGGCATCTGGATGCCAAGACCATTGGTGGATTTTCTCACCATCTGTGGTGAAACCCATAGCAGTAATTTCCTCATCTTGATTCCATTCAAGATCGAATCCTCCCGCCCTTACCATGTTATCATACCAATTGGGCATCTCACCCAAAGGAATGTTATCCATCAAGTATCGGTCTTTGAAGTCAATATCCGCTTCCCATGTTTCCATTGCTAGATCACGAAGTCGTCTAACATCAGATGTTTTGTTACAGGTAATCTTCATCAATTCAATAGGGGTTTCTGGGTCATCTTTGTTGATAGCCCAATAGCCACCTGTTTCATAGCAAACACCATACTGCAAACCTGATGTTTCAAACCTAGTCAATATATCTTCGATATCCTCCATACGGACAAAGAAGTAAGGTTCAACACCTTCAATTATCTTCTCCATGATTTGTGATGAACCATCACGGTAACGGAGAAAGATATCCATTGAATCTGCTTGCTCTAGTGCCTCAATAATCACGCTTCATCCCCCGACTCTTGCCGGGGTGCAATGACGCATAGTGTTCCCCATGCTTCATTGTCTGGTGCTTCGTGACGAATAATCAATGGTGAATCTTCGCCCCCATACACATGGATTGTTCCCTTGCCCGGCATAGCCTTGAGAGCATCCATTAGCCACTTACCAAACCACAGGATAGTAGTATCATCTGGTGATGATGAGAACTCTCCATAGGTCAATTCCTTGACTACACGAATCTGATCACGCACTACTGTGAGGATAAGTTGTGTCTTATCCACTTCAACAGAATAAAGTGCGCCCTGTTGAATTGCTTTACCCACATTACGCAGGTCTTGGAAATCCTTTGCCTCAAAGGTAAGGTTGTAATCCAGAGTAGCATCTCCGAACTTCTCCCATGAGCCTTGAGCCTCATCAATCATGTTACCAACCACTTCGACACCCTGCTGCGAATGTGCATCAGCAATAGGGGGTAGAGAGAACGAAAGGTTATCTCCTGAAATGTGGATAGTATCATCTTCGATTTTGATAGTGAGTGTGCTACCCGCACCACTTAGAAGTGATTTGAATAATTCTAGTTGTCCAATAGCAAGGTTTCCTTCTTCTTCACAAGATTCTCCTTCACGCCATTCCACATTCTTCTTGATGAAGAATGATCTCTCCATTGTTCCAGAAGCAGATACTCCATCGTTTGTGATGTTTAGCACAATATCACTCATACCCGAAAACGAGTTGAGGAAGTGAGAAAGATTCTGTTGCTTGATTACAAAGGATACCATCATTCAGCACCCCCTGTGAAATCTCCTTCTGCAATACCCGGCCAACCATGCCATACACCACCATCAGAGTTACGCTCAAAGATCAAGAATCGCTCTGGGGATGCAAGGCTAGTGCGGTTAGCAACAACCACACCGTATGCACGAACAACACCCGTCAATTCACCGACTTCATTGCGTTCTTCTTCTAATTCAGTATAGACGACCTGTTGTAGTTGTCCTTCTGTATCAGAGTGCCACTTTGGTTTATCAGCACCTGCAATCTCATTGCCTGTGCTATCATATCCGGGCTTCATGTGTGTAATCACATAGCAATGGACACCCAATCGGCACAATTCACGCAATAGGTGGATAGCAGTTTGATATCGAATAGTCCTTAGATTCCAATTGAATCGGCTAACACTCTTTTTCTTAGCGTCACCCTTCTCATGTTGGCGCAGATATACTGCTGCATCAAGACCATCAACACCCAATTCAAGATCCTCAATCTTCATCACCGTTTCACAGATGTGCAACCATTGGTCAGCACCATCAAACACCACAGTTTTGAGATAAGGCTTAGGCATTTTACCATGCTCTGCATAGTATGCTCTCTGATATTCCACTTGAGCCAATAGACCCTTTAGCAAATTGATTACCTTTTGGAATGTAGCAGGGAAGTCATACGAATCAGTTGTTTCTGGATCATAGTTGAACTCCCATGGATTGAATACTAGAATACCCGGATTACCTGCATGGTGAGCAGATACCGTTGAGATACCACCCATATCGAAGTCAAGGTGAGCAATCTCTGCACCATTCTTAATTTCCTCTTTGGTGCGACTATCAAGCACACCACCACTCTTACCTGACTTTGGAGGGCCAGAGATACCACAGAGAACGAAGTTGTGTTCTGGTGGCATTTGCACACGAGCAGATTGAATCATACGCTGAATAGCAGAATTAGCATTAGGCAGACCAACACTAGCCATAGCCTGTTCTTGACCCTTGACCTTTGCTTTCGCTGCCTTTAGCGCAGATGCTTCTTTCTCATTGTCTGCCTCAAAGGAGTCATCAGAAGGAACTTGAGTGCCTTCGACCACAGGCTCTGCGATCTTCTGCTGCTTAGGCTCTTTCTTAGCCTTAGTTTCCTTCTTCTTCTTACTACCCTTTGGGGCAGGTTCAAAGTTACCCTTCTTTGGCTCAAAGCCATCTAAAAATCCTGTGCCACTCATCACAAATCACCCCCAACACCGAAGCCACCTAAGTTGCCCAAATCATTGGACTCATCAGATGGCTCTTGGTATGGAATAGATTTCTTAGGAACTGCATAGATACCAACGGCTTCAACATTGGCTCTGGTTTCACCGTCTGTGGTCTGATACACATTGGTTCGACCAACAACCCAGATACGAGAGCCACGAGCAAAGCGTGTCCACTCACCATTCTTCTTCATCTCCATGCCATGGAAGTCATCGTGAAGAATACCTGATACCTTCACACCGACTCTAGCATTTGGATTCTCTCTGCGTAGTAGTTGATTGCTGATTGATAGATAGAAGTCACGACCTGTTGGATCCCATTGGGATTCACGGCCTTCATGGTTGATATCCATTACACCACCAACGACACACACGAGTGCGCCATTGTAGCGTTGAACACCATTTCTATCCACATATGCTTCTGTCTTGTTGTCCTCATGGTAGTCAATGATATCTTTGAGATTGATACAAGCATCACCTGTGGTAGTCAAGTATTGTTCTGGATTGAATAGAGCAGACGCAGCCTCACGCTTACGACCTTCTTCGACCCAATCAATACCATAGACAACATTAGGATTGCCAACCGTTAGAGTGGGGCCAGCACCGTTGTATCCTTCTTCATCCATTTCACCACGAACTGTGATAGGTCGCCATAGGTCAAAATCAACCTTGGCTGCATCCCATGCACCCTCAAGGGTAACTGTGCGTGGGCCTTCTGAAAGGAACTTCTCTTTGGTATTACCATGGAATACCCAGATAGATTTGATACCGTAGATCATGCCCGGTGTATTATCGGACTTCATTACTGCAATCTTGATTCTCTCATTGATGTGGACAAGCCAATTAGGATTAGCGTCAGCCTTCTCCTTTGAAATGAATGTTCCAGCAGAGTGTTCAACCTTCCAAACACCATCTTCTGCATAAGCACGACCAATGCCCCACTTCTTACCATTGTAATTGAAACCATTCTTGATAGCAAGACCTAGATCAGCAGTAGCCACATCAATAGCCATGTTACGCTTCTTCTCCATCATATCGAATCTGCGTTCAAAGCCTAGTAACATACCAACCCATTCTGTGCCACTACCGCCCCCGGATGAGCCTCCACTACGGCCAATAGCACAGACATACAAATCTGCAAAGTGATTGTAATCTTCATCTTCAAGATTGTCTAGATTACTTTCAGCATCTGACCACATCTCTGTGAAGTTTTCTTTCATCCATGAACCAAAGGCAACCTGAACCTCTTTGTCTGTTTCCAGACCGAGTATTTGCTTCGCTTCACTTAGGCATTCGTTTCCAATTTCTCTTTCCGACATTTTCTCAACCTCTGTTGTAATAATCTCCAATCATAGCATGGAGGAATAGGAGATCACCAGAAGTCCAATCTGGTGATTTTGCTGCCCATTGACCTAGAATCAATGTGCGTTTGAGAACAACACCTAACGATAGGTTGTTCTCTTTGTATTGTGTGAGTAAGTTACCATGTAAGGTAGAGATAACATCATCTCTGCTCAAACCTTCTGCTACAATGGTTTCTGCACATTCCATTGCATCACCAAAGTCCTCTGTATCTATGGCTTCATAGAGTTGGTCTATGGCATCATGTGAATCTGATAGGTGGTCTAGTAGCCCATCCGGGTCTTTCGGGTCGCATATCTGCATTGTCTTGAGGCAAGCACGAAGGTCGCCCTTCTTACCCTCAATCAAAGAAGGAATAAGGCTAATCCATTCAGTTGGGAATCCTTCAATCTCGATTACACGCTCTAAGAACCCTTGAGCCTCATCCGACTCAATAGGTTTGAATGAATATGATGGTAGCCTAGATCTCAAGGCTGGTATAATTTTACTGATTCTATTACAGGTTAGAATCCATAGTGTATGTGTGCTAGTTTGCTCAATGATTTGTCGTAGTGCATCCTGTGCATCTCGTGTTAAACCATCAGCCTCATCCAAATTGATAATTTTGAAGGGTGAATTAGTTGCCTTTTGTTGTGCCAATCCTTTGAGCCTATCACGAATGAATTGTATTCCTCTTTCATCGGAGGCGTTGAACTCATGGTAGTTTGCCTCAAACGCTGCCCCTAAGTGATCCTTAGCAATAGCACGAGAAGCAGATGTTTTACCTGTTCCGGGTGGCCCATTGAAAATAACTCCACCACACTTGAGAACATACTTGTTATTCTCATATGCAACCCAATTAGGTGCATCTGCTTTGATGCTATCTAATCCCACCATGTGGGATAGAGTATCAGGTCTATGCTTGAGCCATAATTGTGCCATATCATTTCCTCCGGTAGTAGTCACCCCAATAGGGGGTAGTGTATAAGAGTGTCGTTACCACAATGTAGCCCCCTTTGTTTCCTCTAATTGAGGCGCAGTTGCCTCTTTTTGTTTAGATTCAAGTAGTGTGGTATCATATAGGGGGATGTGTTTCCAATCTTCTGGTTTTATCCCACTTCCAATGAGCCGAACAAAGTCCTCATTGGCTGCTAATTTGTTGAACCAACCGATCTGGTTGGTGCGAAGTCCAAATGCCTTCATCAAAGATTTAGGAATGTTAGTAACCTTCTGGGGGAAGTGCAATCTCCTTCGACTTCCACCCGGATGCGAGAATGCTATTGCTGTTGCCACTATTTCATCAGGAACTTTCTGGTATAATTCTCTCGCAGCAAACAGGATACCATTTTTGTATTCTCGTGCAACAGTATAGGAGAGAACCAACATCAAGTATTTCCTGTTGCAATGTCCTTTGTGTATTATGTGTTGAACCCTGTGCCTATCTCTTTCGGTGAGATACAATCTCCCCATATCGAATAACCGCATATCCTCATCGGATGGCATATCCACATCTGCATTGGGGCAAACATCAAACCAATCATGGTCATCTGCAACCTCATCAAACAGCATTTTCAAGCACCCCCAATATCTTCTCTACATCCTCATGGGTTTCCAGAGAAGGGAGAGAACCAATGTGTTTGGCGGTAGTCCTTAAACCCTCCGGGTCTTTAGTGAACTCAACATATGGATCTAAGAGTCGTAGTAATCGGTTTAGATGTGGGATCTGTGTGTATCTATTCTGTGCTGGTAGCCCTTGCCGAGCAAGGAAATCCTTCACATTAGCAGGTATAGCACCACGACCAAACAAATCACATTCAGGTCTTATCTGGTATCCTGTCTTGTGCTTCGTGGTCAATCGTGAGGCAATCCTCATCCGAGCATTCTGTGCTATGAGCAACAGAGTAAGATCATCTTTCTCCATCATCACCCACCAACCACTCGACTTCCTCCACAGGAACTACATCAGAAATACCTGCATTGCTGATAATATCTGTAATGACTCCTTGGATGATAATTCCTCTATCATCGTAATCAGCATAGTGAACATCCACTTGAACAAATGTCGGCCCAACCATTAGAGCCATCTCTCCCTCCAGAGCCTTTGCCTTCTGCACTCTATCACGAAGTTGCTTCTCTAGATCTGGCTCTGCCTGTATTACACCAACCTCATAGTAGCCATCAATACCGTCACGAGCAGCAACCTGCCACCCACTCAATACTAATCCTCTACCATCTTGATGCTGCCACACACCACCAATTACCCGGAACACATCTCCTGTGGCTTTCGTGGTGTATCTTACAATAGATGAGCGTGGGTTTGTGTAATCCACAATCGCATCTCCATTGTGTAAGAATGTAATACCATTTTTAGGACATTTTCGCTTCATTTCGGAAGGATTACGCACATGAACCATGGGTTTGAGGAACATATCTGGTAGTATTTCCTCAAGCCACTCCCTGCGTTGTGAGAAAGGACTGTCTTGAACACTATCACAAAGTAGCACATCAACCACAGTAATAGGAAAATCATCCTTTGGAACATATTCGATTGTGTAAATACCATTAGGCAGAAATTGACTAACATCCTTTACTGCCTCCTTCGTGACCTCCTGACCATTTGGATCTAGCACCATAGTGAATGATGTATTCTTATCCAATTCCTCTGTATGGAGAGTCAATCTTTCACCACGAATGACCTCAAGATATGTTTCAGTAAATGGCAAACCTGCCTCTGTCCATCTCACAGGTAATGGCATCAGCATCTTATCACCAATGACGGGTGTTGTTGCTATGTCCTTTCCTTCTATGAGATGCTTGGCTATCGTTGGTAAATCCATGAAGGATGATGCGTGAGTCAATCTCACACTTGGTATATTGAATACATTTGCTAGAGCCATGATTACATCTCTGCGCTTGAATGGGTTTGCTTTCCTCTGCATACGAAGGATGACCCAATAAGCATCTCTTGGTATCAAACGAGTCAGTATAGATCTCATCTGCATTGCCCGGATGTTGTTGTTATCTGCATCAAGCATACCTTTCATCAATGAATGAATGCGAGTGAATGATGCTTTACTCTCAATCTGCTCTGATAGGTTCGATAGTATTTGGATAAGGTCTGGATCCTCATGCACTTCTTCTGGATACACATCTGTGAGAAGGTAGAATATCTCTCTCAAATCCTCATCAGTCAATCTGTAATCCACTCTATCATCTTGATAGAAGAATCGAATATACTCAACAATCTCTCCTTGGTTCATGTTGAAACATGACTCAAGAACAACCGATGGTCGCCTGATACCATTGTATGCTTGGCGACAAGACGCAGCAATGTGCGTAAAGTCGGTTGATCTTGTTCCCATTAGCATCCCCATCCCTCATTCTTCTTCATCAAGAACGGGAGTCCAATGACTAAGCATATGGCTATTATCCCAACGGACTGTTCCTTCGGGTTCTGGATAATCCTCATACTTCAATTCAGCAATGGGATTATCAGCACCACGAATACGGTGAACATCCACCACTCGTGCTATAACACCTGTGTGCCTGTTACGCCACCGGGTGTTCTTCAATTTCTCATCAATCGCTGTCGGATTTAGGTAGTGAAACACTCTCCCATCCATTGTGCCATCATCAATAACTTCTGGTAACTCATCCATAGTATCACTCTTCCTCAAAGTAACTAACATCCACGACCTTATCTTGCCATGCTTCTGTGAAATCCTCCCACGCATCTTCATCAGGATACATGGAAAGAATGAACTCTTTGTAATCCCAGACCCAACGCCTAGTGTTGCGCCTTCGATCTAAAGGCAGCACTTCAACGGCTTTACCCCAAAGACGCTTTGTAATGCGCTTTGTAGCCTTGATACTGACTCGATTACCAGATAATTTAGCACAGATGTATAGACAGTCCACAGCAAGCGGGAGAGGCGCACGAGATGTGCCTATTGCTTCTTCCCACAATTCCTTTGCATTCTCTATCTCATCGTTAGGAAGATCCATCTCATCTCCTAACTCATCTATCTTCTGGGCATAGTATTGATACCACAGTTGTGTTCCAGCCTTTGGTATATCACTCATCATTCATCACCAACCTTGAGTGTTTCATCAACGGGTTTCAGCCCGGTAGTAGTTGGTTCAAATGCCCCTTCATCTGCAAGGATATCATTGAGATGATCCCGTAGTAGTTGAGCCTCATCTCGATTGAGATAGAATCCTCTTTGAGTATAACCTGTGTGACCACTTCGTGATGGTGCTACACGAAAGATACGAAGATTCAGCACACGCTGACCATACGCATCTTGTGTTAAAAGGTGTAATTCTTCACCGGGGGTGAATGATGTTTCAAAGGAACGATGTAAGATCTGATTGTATTTTGCATCAGACACATCAAGCCCCCCTAAAACCTGTTTGCACGAATCCATAGTAGCCTTCTGGCTTTACTTCCATAGCATTGTATTCAGCCCAACACTTCTCTGAACAGAATGGTCTAGGGCCAACAGGAGTATCCTCATCAATAAACTTGTGAGGCTTACCACACGAAGCACACATTATCTTCTCCATTCTAATCACTCTCCGAATAGTAGAATGTCTGCCTGTGCATCAATGAAATCTGTGGTGCCAGATGGCGTGTCTGGACTTTCTCCCCCCTGCCCATTATGCTGCGACTCCGAACCTTCATCGGGATGGGATGCCGAAAGGAGAAGATCGCCTTCCGAAGCCACAAGGGGGGAATTGGATTCAATAGGAATAGGAATAACTTCCATACTCACATGATTAGCACCAGCAGATGTTCCAACGAACTCTTGCTTCAAGGATTCCATGAACTCTGCTACTTCAACAGGGTGGTTCAATGGTGGTGCTTTCTTCTTATCGAAGGTGAACTTACCATCATCAACAGTCATACAAGCACGAAGCGCATCACGCAATTCTGTGAGTGCTTTGTCTTTGATATTACCACCAAGCATGGTAGCAATCTTATCTACCAAGATCTCACCAAGTAGTGTTGGGGGAACATTCCCGGTCTTGACTTTATCAGACAATCCAACATCCTTAGCATAACCATTACCACGGCCTTTGTTGTTAGAATCTGTGGGGCGCAGCATGAAACACGCTACATTAGGAATATCAATATCAATTACAGGATTAGCAGTATGGCTAGGTTTGCCGTTATTTTCATCACGGCCTTCTTTATCCATAAGGACACCAAATCTCTTCTCAAAATCAGCCTCCAATACTGTGCCAAATACCTTGAGTGCTGAACCAACACCCATCATCTGCATCATCTGGTCATCCGTCAAACTTTCTACGAACTCGGTCATATCCTTCTTGCTCATACCTATACCCACAGAGGGTGGCCTATATTAAACTGCGCTTCATTCTTCTTCTGAATCAGGCACTTCATCAAGTATGGGTATTTCATCACTATCTATGGGGATTGGGATAGGTGGTATCTCACCTTCTTCTTCATCGAAGGATATCAACGCCTCTTGTGCTTGCATCTTAGCAATCACGGCTCTATCATCAATAGTGTTGAGAACACCTGCATGGGGATAAGGCACAATGATGTTACAGTTAGGGTTGATACAATCCCCTGCATCATTGACCTTGATACGCAATTGATTTGGATCTGGCCCCAACAAGGAATATATCATACCACAATCACAGGCATGAACTGCACCCAAATGATGTGCTGGTGGCTCATCTTGATCTGCTGATACTTCTTCTTCATCAGCCTTTTGGACTCTATCAGTTACCACAACCCACCCAATCTGTGCGCCTAGCAATACAATCCAATCCAACCTATGCCAGACAGTAATACCTAGAGCATTTGGCTCATTGGAAGCATGGATTTCTGTAAGCGTCAATTCTTGAACATCAGTCCTTCTAAACCGACCAACACCGGGCATATCCCAGATTCCTCCTTCGCTATTCAAACCATGAAATGCGCCATCATTACTCTTGATAGCAAGTGTATTCCATAGTCGCCATGCCCAGATAGTATCTTGGTCATTCGGTGGGGGCAAAGGCCCTAGATCTAATTCGATTTCATCACTCATCTTTCCACTTCCATCTTCTGCATTGTTTGCATCTTACTCTCGGTCTTTCCTCACCAGAAGGATGGATACCCGGCTTCCACATAACCATCTCATGGCTGCAATCAGGACAAGGTATTGTTTCCTGTTCGGTCACTCTTCTTCATCTCCTGTATCCTTCCGCCTCACCTTAATCTGGTGATATTGAACTTGAGTTTTCATGTAAGTGGTATTGGTGGTTTCCCAATCCTCCCAATTATCGTGAGGGCGATAGAAACCTGCATCTTTCAGCACATCCTGTGCGCCTTTCTTTGCATCCTCCACATCTCCTTCTATCTCGATGGCAACATCATACCATCCTGAATGATATGGTTCGGAAATAGACATAATGAATGTGCTATTATCTCCAACCCAATGAATCATATTGAATCCTCCTTCTTACCTAGATCATCATCAGTCATCTCCATGACTTGTGACCTAATTCTAGCACATCTGCGAGAGAAGAATCTCTTTACCGGGATTCCTCTATCTCTATCCTCCCGAAGCCTCTCGATGTTATCATAGCATAGTGAAAGAGCCTCATCAATCCTGTTGAGAGAATTAGCCTGTTCAAGCCCGGACATATCCTGATACTCTTGACTACCTAGAAGTGTGCCTCTATCAATTACTACCTCTTTCATCACATCTTGCCACGCAGTAATCCTGTATCGGCAAATCCTCTCCTGTTCCATGAACCTAGATCTGTAAGATTCAAGGTAGAGTTTGACTTTACTTGCCATATTCAATCCTCTAATATCCATTCAGTAATTGTGATTGTATCTTCATCTGCAAGGAACTCTTTGATGTGAGCAATGCGACCACGAATCTCATCCTGTTCGGTTTCTGCTTTAATCAATTTGAGTTTCAAATCCTCAATCTTTGTGGTAAGATTAGCATCCTCTTTCTCATACCCAGAGAGTTTGTCCTTTACATCCTTTAGTGGTGTTTTGTTAGCCTTCTTTGCTGCTTTAACCCATGGTGGATCGTATTTGTTGTAATCGCTATGAGGCCAATCACTCTGGTATGGATGTAGCCTATCTCTCTCTGCTTTGCGTTTAGCCTCATACATCTTAGGATTCCTCAATCGAAGTGGTAGTGCTGATCTAGCATCTGCAATAGCCTCAAGGACTACTGCTTTCTTACCTGCTTTGTGCTTCTTCCTGTAATGCTTCAATACTGTTGAGTCCTTCCTGTATTTCTTCACAAGACGCTCAATCAGGTCATGGTGTATCTTAGCCGCCATGATTAACCGAAAGCGGTGTGAGTATATGATGCCACGCTCAATTGAAGCCCTGCATGAACTCATCGAAGTCATCTGGAGTTGGCCCGAAGATCTCCTCAAAGGTTCTTCTAGTCCTTGGGGCATTTCTTGCTGCCACTACTTCATCTAATGTAGCATCGTCAGCAAGTCCTCTAGGTCGAACACAATGATGATTATTCAATCCAACCTCACTACGGAAATCACGACCACACCGAGGGCATACAGGGCGTTCTCTGGGTGTGTTATCAACAGGTATCCATCTCTCCCTCCGGGGTAATGGTGGCAATTCTCTCATCCACTCATCGTTCATCTCAAAATGCTGAATAACTTCTGGTGGGATATCTGCTGTTTCGATTAGATTGTGAACACCCTCCAAATCCTTCTTGTGGTTCACATAGAACAGATACACTTGATTGACTTCATCCTTGTTACCACGGAGTGATCTACCTAGTGTCTGAATCCTTCTTAGTGGTGCATTAGGGCCACTCATCATTACTGCTACTTGAACGAAAGGAACATTGAATCCTTCGGTCAATGCTAGGCATGAGTAGAGATGATTTGTTTCACGGTTCTTAAACCGAGCCAATTGAATATCCTTCTCTGGGTGATTACTGTGATAAACAGCAGCGTCAAATTGCGGAGTCATTTGTGATAGCCTGTCCACATCCTCTGTGCTTTCATGGAATAGAAGTGTTGGAACATCACCATGATGACCCATAACCCGGAGAGCCATATGGAAGCGAGATCTGCAACGATTGATTGCTCTCTTGCGCTGTGTTCCCAGATTACGAGCAATAGCATGAAGGCGATTCCTCTCATCTCTGGTATTGTATTCAGCCTCTTGCATACATCTCTTGATAGATTTGGATAGCCTCTCAATCTCACCGTTTTCCTCGTTGCTCATTGGAACTCTTACAAGGTTCAGCACGAATGGTGGGATAACACCATCAGCCAATGCTTGAGCATAGCGATAAGAATACACAATCCTTCCAATCACATTCTCAACAATACCACGAGCCTCATCAGAAGGATGTGGTGTAGCACTCAATCCAATGATAGCATCAAATCGAACATTGTCCAG